ATAGCAGTCCCCACCAACAAATATATTGAACCTGAAACAATGAAGTCAATATATGATTTGATTTTGCCAGAAGGATATACACCTGATTTTCAATTCTTTTACGGATACCAAGTTGATCAAATTAGAAACTTAATTGCTGACTGGGCAAAACACTATGATTTCTTATTCAGTGTAGATAGTGACATAGTTTTACCTAATGATTGTTTGGTAAAAATGTTAGCTGCTAACAAAGATGCCATTAGTGGGTTATATATCCAACGAAAAACTGACCAACATATATTGGAAGTATATCAAGATAATCCACATGGTGGGGTTGTGAATATTCCATTCTCATCAATCAATGGTCTGGGAATAATTCCAGTTGCTAGTTTTGGGTTTGGCTGTGTATTAATAAAAAGTGAAATATTTAGAACTATGGAGTATCCACATTTTTATTACCGTTCAGCTATAGATCACAAAGATACTATATCAGAAGATATCTACTTTTGTCAAAAAGCAAGATCAATGGGATTTACCCTATGGGCTGATACTAGCATTCAATGTGAACATATTGGAACAACTAAATTTGTTGTTGAGCAGCCCAAGACAAAAAGTTCTATTGAACACATCCATGAACAAGACTTACTTCCAAAAGAGCATATTGAATATTTAAAAAAGATAAAAGCGACTCCCAGCGTTGTATACGACATTGGTGCATGTGTCATGCATTGGACCCGACATGCAAAACACAATTGGCCAGATGCAACATATGTATTATTTGATGCGGAGCCAAATGTGGAACAAATATTATCCAAAAGTGGAGACAGATATCATATAGGGGTGTTGACTGACACTGATAATAAAGAACTTAAATTCTATCACAATCCCGACCATCCAGGTGGGAACAGCTATTATCAAGAAACAACAGGAGCATTCACGGAAAAACATGCTGAAATCATGACGGGAATGACTCTTGATACTATTGTATCACGCAATAACTATCCGTTGCCTGATTTGATTAAAATGGATATTCAGGGTGCTGAATTAGACGTACTACGTGGTGCAACTAACACTCTAAAAAATGTTAAAGACATTATATTGGAAGCACAACATGTGGATTACAACAACGGTGCACCACAGGCATTACAGGTAATACAGTACATGTCAACACTGGGGTTTGAATTAATTGGAAACTTTAGTCGTGGACCAGTGGATAGTGACTATCACTTTAAACGTAAAACTTGACCATCTTAAAAATAGTTTCCAGCTTTGCTTTGTTAATCTTACTGGAAAGTGTGTTTCTTAATCCTTGGTGTAAGGGCCGTGGCCAGTTGTCAAAGCCCACCCAAGCATAACCGTCATGTTCTTGGTTTAATGTTGGGATAAATTCATCTTTGATAACACACAAATATGTATGAAATTGAAAATGTTCGTCATTGGAAATAAAGGTTTCAAGTGGAATAGTTTTGATTATATCTGGTAATACTCCTATTTCTTCCTTTATTTCTCTCTTTAACCCCTCCCATGGAGTTTCAGATCCTTCGTTAGTTCCACCAACAATTCCCCATTGGTTATTTCGTTTACTCTGCTTGCGATAAAGCAACAGAAAACGATTGGTTGTTAAGGTATAAAATAATGCACCACTGCAAACTATATTGTTCATACAATTAGTTATCCATAAAGGTCAATGCGCCAGGTGCCAACTGGATAATCTCCATCAACACTTAACAGCCAACTTCCGTTTACAAACTTGTATTGTACATTTGTGTTAAGATTTGTAACGTATGTAACGGCACTGGTATTAGCGGCATCAAAAACTACAGTCCAAACACTTCCATCCCATTCAATAATATCGTTGGTTTTTGCTACAAAGTTTGATCCGTTTCCATTAACCCACGCAGTGGGTCCTTGTTCGTTGTCATCACTTCCAAGGTCTTCAAGTATTAAAAATCGAAGTCCTGGTGTTTTTACAGATGTTGGGTCAAATCTTGAAGGATCAATGATATAATCAATAGTTGTCCTGTTACCCAATGGTCCAGAAATAATTGAATCTTGTGGGAATGTATCAGTATCCCAACTTATACTTAATTCTGTTTCATTGGATGTTAAAAATTTTATAGTACCAGTAAACACTGAATCGTTATCTAAACTAGTAACATAAATTTTACTATAATCAGCTACATAATTTCCTGGCATGGCCTCTAATATTTCTCGCCAGCTTTTTGCACCTATTTTTCCTCTACTAACAATTTTGGCAACGTCACCATCAATATACAAACCGAATTGATTATAATTTACATTTGCCATCTGTGTTGCTGAATCAGTGGCTGGAATTCTTCCAAATTCAGTGTTAATTGATCCTGCTTTGTAATAGTCATCGTAAGCATTAATTTCTGGAGTACTTACGCCAGTCTCAATAGTTCCAGTATTTTCATTAAAAATACTTGTAATAATATTTGTAATAATTCCCATCTTTTTAACTTTTGATGGTGCAGATATGTATATGGGTATACTAAAGGAAAAAGTACCAATGTCAATTTCACTGTCAACACCAACTGGTAGACTTCTATTACTCCAATTTATACTTTCAAGATTTACAACAGTTAAACTAGTCCAATCAATAAAATTGTCAGTTGTTTGTATTTCTAAACTTGGATTGAACCAGATGGCCAATTGTTCAGTTATTTGTAATTTTTGATCAGTATTTGAAGTCCAAATGTCAGCATTTATTTTTAATATGTACGGAGTTGGCATCAATCTTTCAACTGTATAATTTGATCCTTGTGAATTTAAGTATTGACCAGTATTAGGATCAATTGCTCGTTCTCTTATATTGACAGCCCTGGTATAACTTGAATCACTGGTTCTTTCACGATCTGGTTCCAATCCAGTAATATAAACGCTGATTCTAGGAGCACTTGGTAACTTGTTTTCACTATTTTGTTTAATAATGCCAGCAACTTGTCGTGTCATATCACCATACATCACAGGAACAGTGGTGAGTTTTCCTTTTGAATCTTTTACTGGAAAATTACTAAGCAATCTCATTACTTGTGTAACATATCTTCTTATTTGTCCATCATATGCCCATTGCATAAGCGTCTCCGTTCATTAATTGTCTGCTTTTGGTCTAAGTGCCTTACTGAGACTCTGACGCTCTTCAACAACTTCACCGTTAATCAGATTAGTGTTTGTGTTGTTGACAAACGAAGTTCTATGAGTGCGTCTATCATCTGTGTTTGAAAGTGTCATGCGTAAATCATCTGCAACTTTGACCCAGCGAGCACCATCATATCTAAATAGTCTATTTGGCATATAATCTATTCTCAAGAAATAGTCACCTTCATAATTAGATCTGGGAAATTGAATTCCTGATCCATATGGTGCTCCGTTGGGAGCATCACCATCTCCATAATTCAGCAAGTAACCAGTATACCCTTCTCTTTGTGGAACCTTACCAACTTCGTCAGCAGTAATTGATATGCCACTGGCATCGATATCAGTTTCGTCAGCGGTTTGTAACGCAATACTACCATCATCGTTTTTATTAATGGTATAATAATGAGATGTTTCATATCCTGATCTAGGAGAATCAGCTTCTGCCTGTGCAATTACTGCATTGTTGATCTGCATCTCAGTTTCATAAGTTGACATTAGATCACGCAATGTTGTATCTGAACCTTCTTCAGCTGGCAAATCCAATATTTCTGAATATTCAGTACTATCCATGATTTGTTTTAACTTCAATCTATACAAATGTGGCCACCAAGTCTGACTAAATCCTTCAGAAGCGCGGTTAACGTCTTCTACTACATAAAATCTTTTAAGTGCTATGCTAAAATCATTGAGAGCATACTCGTCTTTTAAATGAGGCAATTCAATAACATCACCTGACATAATTTTTCTACCCAGTGACTTTACGCTGCTTCTGATGTGTATGGTCATGAACAATGTATCATTTGATAAAAATAAACCAAACTGGCTAAGATCAAAATCAATATCTTGTACATTATAAATTCCACGTAATGTATAGACATCCTGGTCGTATTTCCTATCTCTGTTTTCTAAAAACAATAGATCTTGGATATTTGTTTCTTTTACAACATCATATTGAGGGTTATCTGCAGTGGCATCAGCATCGTCAGGATTATTGGGTCCTAAATACTTGTGAATATTTAAATCTGTGCCACCAATTACAAACATCTCCTCGATTTGTCTATCAAGGAATTCATAATCATTACCACGTTCTGGTTTATATAGCGAAAGTCTTGGAATTGTTTTTCTCCTAAGTATTACAGATATATTTATCTATGATAAATACCCTTGGAGAACACACCTATGTCTGACTTAACAACTTATAAACAAGAAATATTTGACTATGTCTACACAATGTTGGGCGGAGGAATGGTTGATGTTGAACTTGACCCTGTGCATTACGAAACAGCACTTTCAAAGGCATTATCTAGATATCGCCAACGAAGTGATAACAGTGTGGAAGAGTCCTATTTGTTTCTTCCTACTATTGTGGATACTAACGATTACGTGTTGCCCAAGGAAGTGGTTGAGGTAAGACAAATATTTCGCAGAAGCATTGGCTCACGCCCGAGTACATCAGCATCTGGCGGCCCTATATTTTCACAAACACATACAGCGACAGCAGCACAATCAGTTTTTAGCGTAAATTATAATCTATTATCGATTGAAACAACCGTTGTAACTGTAAATGGCACAGCAACGACAAATTATGTTACTGACACTGGTGCTAGAACAATTACATTTAATTCACCATTAAATGCTGGTGATGTTGTTGGCATCAGTCTGTATACTAATGGCCAAGCTGGCGGGGGGTCATTGTTTGACCCATTTAGTTTGGCATATACAAATGCATATCTATTATCAAGTAGCAACATGGGCGGCCTGGCAACATATGATTTTTTCAGTCAATACCAAGAACTTATTGGTCGTATGTTTGGTAGTTTTATTGAATTTAAGTGGAGTTCTACTACTAAAAAGTTAACATTATTGCAACGACCAAGAGCAGAAGAAACTTTGCTATTGTATTGCTACAATTTCCGTCCTGACATTGAGTTGTTAACCGATTACATGGCCAAACAGTGGATTAAAGATTTTACTTTGGCAACATGCAAGTATATGCTGGGAGAAGCACGTAGCAAGTTTGCCACTATTGCTGGACCACAAGGCGGTTCCACGTTAAATGGTGACACGTTAAAAGCTGAAGCACAAGCTGAAATGGAAAAACTCGAGCATGAGATTGCCACTGGAATCAGCGGCGGTAATGGTTACGGATTCTTAATAGGATAATTATTGACATTTTATTTTTCTAATGCTATTATATGTTTAGGAGAATAGAATGAATAACGTAAAATTATTAATTATTGGTCACGGAAGACATGGCAAAGATACAGTATGTGAAATCTTACGAGACACATACAATTATAGCT